TCTAGGCGGATACGGTCTTTTATAAAATCTTCCTCTTCTTCGGGGGCAATTACATCTGCCATGTTAGCGGCAGCTTCATCTAAAAGAGTGTCAAGGTCAACAACTTCCCTATCGTACCAGCGTTGTATAGTAGACCTGTGGAGTTCTACCCCGTATTCTTCAGCTAACCACCTAGTTAATCCTGTCCATGTCTGCCCTGCTTGTCTTTTCTGTATTAACTCTTGCTTTGCAATTTCTGGAATCATACACCCTCCCAACTATGCTTATACTATTTCTACTATTAGTCTACTTCTACAGGTGCATCCATGTCAATAGCTTTTATTAAGTCTATTACCGTGCCTCCAGAATCTAAGGTATTAGCAATGTTTTCCATCTTCTTGAAATCCATTGTGTACCCCTGTTGTCCTCTAAGAGCTTTGAATTTCCCCTTACTACCCCATGGATTTCGAACTTTACCCCTATGGGTCTCGTTGGTAGGGGGTTCATTTACTCCTACACCACCAGTATTATCTCTATTCTCCGGTCTTAAAGCCTTCCGAACATCGTCAACTAACCACTCAGCAAACTTAGCTACTGATACAGATTTACTATTAGTGAGTTGATTAATTTTTTCGTCTCTAAGGAATCTATCTAACTTAGTAACTCCGGAAGTTTGATACTTATCCTTCTCTTTCTTCTTCTTTTTCTTCTTTTTCTTATGGGATTGCATTCCTAAGCGTCGTTTAGAGTCACCACCATAAGTTGAGGAGAACACTCCGGGGTCTGAGGCGACTGCTACTGTGCCCCCACCGGCTAGACCACCCCCGCCATCTCCACCACCTTCTTTCATCATAGCAATTTCTTCAGTATCTTCAGAAGTTTTGGGGATTATATTGCGGTTCTTCAAATCGGATTCTAAGGTGTTCGCCATACCTTCTCTGGCAGAGTCTTGTCTACTTTGCTCTCTATTTTCTGCTAGAGCCTGATTGTTTCGTCTAACAATATCTTCCAATTCCTGTTGCGAAGTTCGGGTATCAGACGACCCTTTTCTTTTTGCAGGGCCTAAATCGGGATTCCGTCGTTCCTTCTCAATAAGAAATATTCGTAAATCATCTAATTTACTCATCTTGTATAACATCCTCAAGTATCGGATCAGTTGGTGTTACTGTATTTGTTTTAACTTCTGGGGGTTTAGCAAAAGTAGCTTTCTCTACTCTAGCTAACCTACCACTATGCAAAAAGGCTACGAAATTACTGTCATCCTGCGAGAACCATAACTTTGATCCGTCCTCAGATAATTCTTTAACTAGAGGGGACGGGTAACCTTTCTCCATAAGGTCTTGCATCCAAGACTTGGTAGCAAACAAATCATAAAACTCTTCTGTCTTTTCTGAAGTTTTATCGGTTTCATTCTGAACAGCTACCATACTATTATCTGGGGTAATCCTACCAAAGATACCTTTATGCTTTCGCTTATGCCTAGGGATGGTTTTCGATATTTGCTGTTGAAGTAGTTGCGCTAATTCGGGGGCCATCTGTTCTTCCCCACCTGCGCCTTCTTGCTGCTGTTGTTCCATCTCTGCCTGTTGCTCCATCTGCTCCATCTGCTGTTTAGCTTGCTCAACACCCAGTTCCATCTGCTCCGTCTGTGCCTCTATCATCTTAGGCTTACCGGAAATCACAAAACGAGCTTCTTCCACATCCACATCTGGGTCTTTCAGATTAATCGTGTACCCTAGTTGTGCTAACTGAGCCGCTAGCTGAGTACGTTGCAAAGCAAAACTTATGCGGGTAGCTTCTGCCTTTTCTTCTGGGTTAGGCAGTTCCATCTTCCAATCCGTCACATTGAATGCTTTTAGGATATGGGGGAAAACTTTTTCGTGGAATATTCTTTGGTCGCCTTCTACAACCCTACTCATAACTACAAGTTGCTGAGTTTGGGTAGATAGCCCACCGAAAGCTTCTGGGGCACCCTGCCATGCAGGAGTTACACCCCACATAGCTGCCACACGTTCTCTGATTTCCTGTCGTACAGGCAGGTAATCCATCTCCTGAAGCGTGTGGAACAAACGTACCATATCAACCCTACCCCTTTGATTACGGCTAGATACCGCTACCATCGGGATAAAGTTAGGGTCTGCTTTTACATTTGCTACGAGATTAGCTCTCTCACGACGGAGACTTTCTGGGTCATCTGTGTGTACCATCAACATAGAAGAGGGCATCTTCCTCTCGAAGAAATATCTATACAGGTTTTTATCCATACCTATAAGAGTTAGTGCCTTTTCAAAGATAGTCAGTATTGGTGACCACCCATATGTTTCTGAAGGTGCGAATTTAGAAATATGAATAATTTCATCATCAAAAAGATATATATTAGTTTCTCTGTGACGATATCTATACATAACAGGGACTCTTTTGTGTCCCTTATCACATTTACCTTCTACTTCAGCTACATCATTTCTATCTACGGGGCAAACCCAGTGTGAGTTCTTAGGGAGCCCTTTATTATCTAAATCAAACTCTATAAGAGCCGGGTTCAGTCTGCGTATTTCTCTAACTTTAGATGCTATAGATTTATCTTTCTTATCTACATAATAATCTTTTACCATATAGATAAAAGCATCATCTGTAGAGTTCAAATCAAAGTGAGCTTGTCTAAGAACTTGTTCTAAACTTTGATCAAAGACATTACAATCATCTATATATATACTCAACCTCTTGACTTCCTCGTGATCAGGCTTTTCCGTATCAGGAACAAGTTTCAAGCCTCGTCGGAAAACTTCATTAGTTATGTGATGGAGGGGTGCTCTAATCTCCTCTACCTGCATTGCTATAGTCTGTATATCTTGAACAAGTTGTTTCCGATACGCCATCTGGTTGCGTATCCAACCATTCACTACAGTTTCAATTCCTAGGGTAGGGGTTCTACCTGATTCAGACCCACCAACCTCATTGTAGCCGCCCTTCATCAGGTTAAGCCAATCTAAAGTGGTATTAATCTGCCCCAAACCTTTTACAAGTTCAGGAACCTCCGGTAAATAATCTTCTAATTTCATGTATTAATCCTTGAGTATTTCGTCAATGTCCCCCATAGCAGCTAGCTTTAACACCGCCCCTAGAGCTTCATACTTTAGCTCAAAAGTATCACTTCTTCTAGTTTGTGCCGTAAGGACTTCTTTTTCAGATTGTAGTTTTAATATATGTTCCTGAAGTCCTATAATTTGATTATTTAAGTCATCATTATCTGCTGAAGACGCATTCGCTAAAACTCCAAGACGGGATGCCTCTTTTACTAAAGAAAGGAACGCTCCTTCCTTAACAATTGTTACTGCTGAACTTTCATCTGGCACATCTTCATCAGGTTCCAGAACCTTTAATGCATCATGCCAAGTATCTAATATGCGCCAAGTCCCCGTCTCATCTTGATTAGCCACATACTGTTCGCCACGCTCCCTTAACATATTACCTATAGCCATACTACACTCCTTAACTTTAATCTATTCTTATTATACTACTAATCTACAGTTTTATGCAATGTGGCATTTAGACCACCCGCAAGACTTACAAGTTACGCAACCACTTTCTTCAACATGATACGGGGTAGCACAGCATTCCCCACCTGCCGCAAGCACCGGGACTAGTTCTGGAGTACCTATATCCTTCAAAAAATCTAATTGTATAGATTTAGAAGTAACATTGGTAGTTTGTGTAGACTTAGCTTTTACTAACACTTCTTTCTCCCTACTACCCGATCTATATACAGTTATGCCTTTACATTTGGTTTCCCATGCAAGTGTATAAGCAGTATACACATTTTCAACGGTTGCCTCGTTAGAAAAATTAATAGTTTTAGAAATTCCTGAATCACAGAACTGCTGGAAAGCAGCTTGCATAAGTACGTGTGCTTCAGGAGAGATATCTTCGGCTATTACGTATACATCTTTTACCCATTCCGGAACATCGTGTCGGGTTTTTATAGACCCTCCATTAGAAATATAATCCATTAAATCTTCTGAATAAAAATTATGCTCCTTAGCATCTTTTTCAAAGTATTTATTTACATAATAAACTGTCTCACCTTCTAGAATATTTGTCTTCTTCCATACCAAAGCAAAGGTTGGTTCTATACCACTAGAGGTATCTGCTAACATAGATATAGTGCCTGTAGGTGCTACTGTAAGACGGCAAGCGTTTCTCAGTTTCCTATCAGATTTCGAATACTCACTCTCCCCCCAAGCAGGAAAAACTCCTCTAGCCTTCCCTAATCGTAAGGATTCGTTATCTGCGATATCTTGAACGAAGCCCATTATATGATTCCCTATCATGCGCCCAGCTTCCGTGTTATACCCCACTCGTAATTGAATTAGCAGATCGGCAAAGCCCATAATACCTAATCCAATTTTACGAGTGGCTTTTGTCATCTCCTCTATTTCGGGGGTAGCATAATAGTTAGCATCAATAACATCATCTAAAAATCTAGTAGCTAACCGTATACTTTTATCTAATTTATACCAATCTATATTAATTTTCCAATCTAGTGAGGGTTCTGAGGAATCAGAGAACTCAGACGGTGCAAAGAAGTTGGCTAGGTTTAAAGACCCTAGGTTACATGATTCATTACCTAATAGAGGTTGTTCTCCGCAGGGATTTGTAGCTATCATCCGACCATATTGGGCAGTTACTCTACTGTCTTTATTTATAGTATCTAAAAATACTAGTCCGGGTTCTCCATTCCTCCATGCGCCATAAACCATCTTATTAAACACTTCTATAGCGTCAAGGTCACCTACCACTTCATTAGTCCGTGGATTTATCAACGGGTAATGAATTCCTGCTTTTACCGCAAGCATAAAATCATCGGTAACTCCTACTGAAATGTTGAAGTTGTGGATATCGCCCTCAACCTCTTTGCAGTCAATGAATTCGAGAATATCAGGATGGTGAACGTCCATGACCGCCATGTTTGCACCGTCACGCTTACCGCCTTGTGTGATCATTGAAGATACTCGTGAAAGAGTCTTAAGCACTTCTATTGGCCCACAGGATACCCCGTGCGTGGTCTTTATTCTATCTCCCTTAGGTCGGATTTTAGACAAAGCAAAACCAGTGCCTCCCCCAAATTTCTGCACCATAGCTGCATCATGCGCTGCCTTCATAATACCTTCCATACTGTCCTCAAGCGGGAGCACAAAACAAGCTGATAAAGTACCTTGTTCTGTACCGGCATTCATGAGAGTGGGAGAGTTGGGCACGAAATCTAATGAGGCCATCATATCGTAAAAATCATTAGCTGAAAGTTGTGTTTCTACTGCAAGCTTCCCATAATTTGTTTCAATACTACTAATCGAATCAGCTACTCGTCTAAACATCTTCTCTGCATTTTCAATAGGTTTGTTTTCATCGTCTTTTAAATAATATCGTTTTCGTGCTACCAGTTCAGCTTGTGGTGCTAACGTGACCATAGACTACCCCCTAATTATTACTTTCGGAAACCGCAATATAAACAAAGACCCCGCTCAGGTATCCATACATTTGGGCCACAATTTGCATCCTCACATTCAGGATTCAGCGGTCTAGGGGCAGGATCGGTGCCGGGTATACTATCATTATACTTTAAAAGCCTATCATGTACAGCCTGTGCAGGGTTTTTTTCAGCCTCATTCACAGCAGTTTCTAAATCCTGTAAAATATCTTGCACATTACCCACAGTTTGAACTTGATATTGGGAAGATTCATAACATGCCTGTAGTGCCATTGCAATAGAGAAGAAGGCATCTCCGTGTCCCATAGGGGTCTCAGGGGCTTTGAGTTCATTGTTTACTGATAGTATTTGAGAAGTTTGTCGTTCATCAGCTAATAATTTTGTATTACCTTCATGTACATAAGTTTCGAAAATCTGCGCCATGGTCATTTTACTTTTTACTGTGAAGTGCATAGGCCACCATTTCGCATCTAACCCTCTATCTTCTAGTTCACCTCTCGTATTGTCTATGTATCCTTTAGTGAGATTGAAATTCTGGGCAATCTCATTTAGAAATTCTATTTGCGCCGTGTAGTCCCAACCATCTAACCATGTCTGATGTATTTGTTCTATCTTGTCCCCACTCTTTCTAAAGATTACAAGATGCGAGGGGTGTCTCTTTTTCCCAACATCGAAGCCAGCATAGATACGATCTGCCTCAGGGAACTCATGCTTATGATTAGCTGGGTAACTCCTAAGAGTATAGTCTAATACTTTAGCTATATCTTCCTCAGAGAAGTAAGACTCTTGGCTCAAAAATGGCTTTAACAAAAACTCTGATGCGAAAGATTTAGGTTTTGCTTTCTGTTGTTCTAGTAACCAATCCTCGCTATATAGTTCTGGCATCAATACTCGTCTCCCCGGTACTGGGTCGAACGCAGGAAGCTTCCTATATTTGAATCGGGAATCTGTTTCAAGTTTTGCTAAAATATCACCGGGGAGCATCGGGGTACCCATCACTACAACCGGCACACCTTGATTAGGTATAAACATAGATTCAGTCATGAAGTGTTCTTCAATTTTATTTATTTGAGATAGGTTCAACGGGTTCTCAGGGTCTTTCAGAATATCATCTGCTATCAAAGCTCCGTTAACATGCATACCTCTTTTGAAAGAGAATAACCCGCCATGCTCTATTTCTAAAGCACTTCCATTAGAGTGCCTATACCTAAATGTGTAATCTGCTTTGGGAGTCTCGTTCCGTATCCAGTTCGATAGTTTAGGATTGCGAGATACTTCTTTATTTATTTCACTCATATGATACTTAGCCATAGTGTCACTGTAAGATAAGTATAAAACTCTAGTGTCTGTTTTTGCCTTCAATAATAACCAAATAGCGAAAGCGTGTCCTAAGATAGTGCTCTTGAAGTGGGCACGGGGTAACACCGCAGTGTAGTTGCTCCCCTCATTAACTGTAGTTTCTAATTCTTCACATAAAAACTGTACGTGCCAAGCCTTAAATAATTCTGGGCGTTCAAAACTTAAGCTCCAAATATCACGAACGAACTCCCAAAATGACCCTACGGAAACCTTGTCGCTGTTTTTTATCCCTGTAGAAAGGAGGCCGAATGCTTCCTTAAGAGTTACTACTTCGGTTGGCATTCTGTTCCTCTGTGGACACTAGTATTTTTAATTTAGTTGCAATGTTAGATAGCAACTCTCCATCATCAATCGTATCAACCAAAACTTTCATAACCTCTTGGACAAATTGTAAGTTAATCAGCCCTTCTAGTACTCGCCGTTCCCCCTGTATACCTACATCAGCAGCTCTAACGGCATCTAAAGCTCTGGTAAAGTTTAGATTACCTAACTCGTTAGAAGCTTTTTCTCTAATGTCTGTATAAATTTTAAGTTGCTCATCCTGTATTTGAAATGCTTTATTAACCTCACTCTGAACTATTTTATCATTAGTTTGCGATACAACCTGAGTCCTTTTATTATCCCAATCAAACTTTCTAGCCCACGCATAGATAGTTGGAGGGCGAACACTTACGTTATAGTTAGTAGACAGATGTTCAGCTATTTCCCTAGCACTCATACTATTAGCTACATATAATTCCATCCCTTTTAGACGTACTGCGACCGGTATATGTTTAGGCATTATACCTCCTGTTAGTCATCAAACTCAATCTCTCTATCTTTGTAAGGCATCTCTCCTATATCCGGTTGTTCCGCAGTTCCGTAATGATATGCTGCATGTTCTGGATTTTGAGAATCTATACTCCCCCCGTAAGGACTTCCATCTGATTGCAGTAACCTGCTAAAGTCCATATATCCTGTTTTATTAGTGGCTGCGTTAAAGCAAGCTGGTACTTTAAATTTGGCTCCATTAGAGAAGAAATTTTTGAAGTCCACCCCAATCTCGTCTCTCGTACACATACCCTTCCAAACATTAGATTTTTCAGCAATAGGTGTATAGTTATTGTTCTTCAGTATTGTTCCTGTAGTTCTTTGTGTATCTTCAAACTGTTTATTCTGGATACAAGCAAAGTATTTACACCAGATAACCACCCCGTGTTTATTTTTCAAATCTTCTAGAGTGGCTCCTTCGGGAAACCTATCTTCATAGACTGTGGGAGCATCCTCTTTGGGGCCACCCCTAGACACATACATCTTAAACTTATCTTCCATCTCTTTTCCTCCATAGAGCTATACAAGCAGCATCGGCATAATCCTGTTCGGGAAATACTTCCCCCCACTTAGAGATAGCAAATGCCATTATATCACTTTTCTTAGCGTTACCTTTACCCACAATTATTTTTTTCCATACTTTATTATCCACAGAAGCAAATGGAGTACCTGACCTATGTAATTGTAGTTTTACTCCCGCTACTACCGACGCAATAGCTATAGTGGCTTTCGCATTTTGGATATATATAGCGGACTCTATCGCTGCTGTGCTTATATCTATTATACCCAAGTACGCTTCAAAAGAGTCGAGTATCTCGTAAAATCTAACCTCATAGTTCTTATCGCTACTTGCAAATTTCTCCATTCCGACTAAATTTTCATCTGCGTCCAAAAGAGAGAGATGTATAGCTTTAGAGGAACAATCAAACCCCGCTATCATTCTGAATCCTTATAGGCTTGTGTTCGAAGAGACACTATCCTAGAAACTGTTGCGAATGCTGAAGTATAAAGTTTTAGTTGCCCTAGCAGCCTCGCATATAAAGTTGATACATCTATTATATCCCGCCTCAAGTTAGCAAGAGATTCCCTAGTCAGCATAACCTCCCCACGTAATTGCTCTTTGGTTGGTTTACGTAATCCTTTTCCAAGATGTTCTTCTGCAACCTGATACATAGCTATATTATAAGCTTCATCAAACTGAGCTTCCATAGCTCCTTTGCGAGCTTCTATATCCGCAACATGTTGTTCTAGCAAACTTTTGTACCCGCCGTACACACCTAAGTACTCCTCTAATTTAGATATTGAAGCGTGTATAACGTCCGAAAATTTCAAGTCTGTATCAGGTGATTCCAAAGACATTCCAAATGTAGGAACACTCAGATTATCTATATAGTTCTCTGCTAGGTCTGTAGCATTGCTGTAATTCCAACGTTTTTTCATACTTCTACCTTTCTGCAATCGCACCACCTATTACCAGTGCATTCTTCTGGGGGAGCTTGTAGAGACATTACACGAGCGCACCTAGTTTGTATATCTTCCCAAAGCTGCTCATTCTTAGTGAGCTTAAAACATTTCCAAGCCTGTGTGTTTTTATTTTCATACAATATGTATCCATGTTTGTAGCCCCCCATATTTAGATACAGTTGAAGTTGGATTACGTGTTCCGGTTTAGGGGCTCTTAGCTTTTTGTAGTCTTCTTGTTTAATAGTTTTTAGCTCTACTGGCACTGGATCATCTGGGAACACTATGAAGTCTATTCTACCTGATATAGGAGGGTTCTCTGTTCTAATAGAGAGTTCTCTATCTACTAGAAGTTTTACATTATTTAGATACTTCTCGAACCTTTCTTCGAACACCCCGCCCACATCAAAAATTCTTCTAATCCTAGGAGGTATAGTATTACCTAGCAGCATACCATTATAAGCCATATACATGTAACGATCACATTTATTTCCCAGAGTGGAAGGATAGAACACTCCCGACCTAGGTGGTGAGTTGTCCTCCTCTAAACCTTCTTCTATCAGGGAGATAAAAGCTAAATCCGTTCGTACAACAGGAGTTTCTATGCTATTTGATTTTGATATCTGTTTAATTCCTGACATAATCTTTCCTTTATATCCTGCAATGTTTTCTCTTTTAGGTGCCACACCTCTGCAACCCCCATATCCTTCAAATCCTGATCTCTACATGCATCTCTCTTAGCCAGATGACCGAAAGGCCCATCTGCCTCCACTACCACATCAAGCTCTGTAAGCAGAAAGTCTACATCATACTGTCCAAACTTAGCCTGAGCAAGATAACGCAGTCCTAATTCTTCGATACATCGCTCTATGAGCTTCTCCTGTTTAGTCCCGTATCTGTATGGCACTAACTATTTTCTCCATACTCTCAGGATTTGCTGCGGCTACTAATCTAAGGTTATCGAACCCTTGTATGGTTTCATCACCAAAGAAGTCACTTGTATACCACGCACCGCTCTTAGTAATAAGTCCTAAATCTAAAGCCTCTCTAAGGTAAGTCTCAGTTACATCTATACCGCCCTCAACACGGAAAGGTATTTCTACCTGTTCCCATCTAGTACCGCCGAACTTATCTTTCTGTAGTGATGTAATGATATTGAATCCTAGTCGTTTATTCTTGTTATCTTTGATATATTCGCCTCTACGTGTCTCTAACACACCATGGGCAAAGAACTGTTGTCCTTTTCCACCCGGCATAGTTTCTATAGCCGCTACAGGCCCCATAGACCCCCTTACTTGGTTTATAACAACAAGGGCAGAACCGTTTCTCAGCAGTGGAAGAAGTCGGATCAATGCTTGGTTCCAAGACCTAGATTGCCATGCCATAGGACTATAACTAAACATATCTTTCTGCTTTAGTATTTCACTGGGAATAAGCCCTGCAACACTGTCTAACACCACTATATCTACACCCTTCTCCATACCCGCAGCCATGGTGTTATAAGCATCTTCCGCATTCTCAGGCACCTTGAGGAGTACTTTATTAGTGTCTAGTCCACACTTAGTCATCCACTCACTGTCCCAAGACTGCTCAGTATCTACCCACAACACCGTACCATTTTCTTTTTGTACACTCTCACAGAGTTTAGTACACAGGTAGGATTTACCTGACGACCACCCCCCATAAATTAGTGTGAAGCGTTTCTTAGGTATGCCCCCGTTTGTTATGTTATCTAACTGAGGTATCCCAAATGAGATACGCTCATATTCTAAGGCTTCGTCATTACCAATAGATAAACCTAGATTTTTATCTTTTAGTAGTGTTTCAAATAAATCTTCTGCGTTAGTCTTCATCTAGTGCCACCCCTGAATTTCTATTAAGATATGCCTCTGCCCACGCAAATGAAACTGCGGCACATTGTATAATTTCCTCAAACATCCCTGCTGATCGCCCTTCGTAAACTTCACGGGCAACCTCTCCCAACTCCTCAGTCAATATTACTGTCCAACGCTCATCTGTGTTGTTAGTCTGATCTCCCCACTTTCCATCTTGCCGTTCTCGTTCAGCTAATACCGCTTCTAATACTTTCATTCGTGTAATTTCTTTAGTCAAAGGTTATCTCCTAATCTATAGAACCCTCACTAGGGTATTTAATCTTATGAAGTTCTTTATCTGCTAACATAAAGAGTTTTACGAAAGCTTTACCTAAAGCTACCTTCGAGTCCTGTAATTGCTTATCTACATCATCTTCCGTATCTATGTCATGGATACCTAAAACAACTTTTGCATTATTGTAATCGCCTAAATTCACTGTGAAGGACACTTCTTGTGAAACCTTTGCCATAACTAACTCCAATCTAAACTAGTAACTAATTCTTTATCTGTTATCGGGGGTGAGTCGCCCCACTCTAAATACTCTTCTACCGTCGCTGGGAGAGAGGACTTCTTTTCAAATACTACCTTCCCATCCGCAATCTCAAAATCATGCTTGGTGGCCCACGACGGTTCGCAAAGTTCCATGTCTACCATGAGTGGTATATTTAAACTATTCTCTTGTAGTATATCACGAATCTTATGTATAAGCAATGTATCATCCTTGTGTATCTCACATATTATCTCATCGTGAACTTGTAACAACATCCTACTTTTCGTGCCACTTAGAAACTTAGAAACTTCTATCATTCGCTCACTTAAAAGATCAGCACTAGTCCCTTGAATTAGATAGTTTACTGCTTTGTATCCCTTATCTCGGTCTACTTTGTACACCCGGTTGTATTTACTCTTGACCCAACCCCGCTGCTCAACCATACGAACCACAGAATCAAAGAACTTCTTAGACCCTGTAATATTTTTAAAATATTCAGCTTTATACTTACTTGCCTCTTTAGGACTTGTGTTTAGCTGACCCGCAAGTTTATCCTTACCGATACCATATATAACTCCAAAAGTTATGGTTTTAGCTAACTGTCGGTAGAACTTATATTCCGCATGATCTTTATCGACTTTGAATGCGATCTTTGCAGCTTCTCCGTGAAAGTCCACATCCTCCTGTTTCATGAGATCAAGCATATCTGGATTACCTATATAGTTCATAAACATACGAACTTCCATCTGCGAGTAGTCATACGAGACTAGGTAATGGTCTGGTCTTGGTTTGAACATTCTCCTGATAGCTAATTGCTTATCGTTAGTTTCATCTAACGACTCATCCCCTACGAACCCCCACACCTGTAATACATCCTTACGTAAACTTTTAGCGGATATAGATGTATTCTGACCTTTAGCTGCAATGATAGCATCAACCCTACCTTGAATTTCTGCTACCTC